CTGTTCCACTAGCCCCACCATTAGAATTTTTTCCGACTTCACTAGCACCCCCACCGCCAGCTCCGTTATCAGTTTCAGGAGCAACATAATTTCCACCAGCATAACCTTGATTAGAAGTTCCTGATCCACCATTTCCTGAACTTCCATCACCACCTGATGCCCCGCCCCCCGATCCTCCAGCAGTAGCATTATCAGTATTATAAGATGCACCACCACCACCTCCGACAGTTGTTATATCTGTAATGTTTGAACCTGAGATTGATGAAGCTGAACCTGAGGCGCCATACGTACTATTGTTACCTGTACCACCAGCGCCAACTGTAATTGTATAAGTTATTCCGCCACCAAGTGTTAAAGAACTTTCAGAAGAACCTCCTCCGCCTGATGACTCTGAAGAATATGAATTACGATACCCCCCAGCTCCTCCGCCCCCAGCACGATAACTTCCACCACCAGCACCGCCACCAGCAATAACTAAAAAATCTGCTGAATAAGGAGGTGGAGTTTCATAAGTAACATCATCATCAACTGTTGGAATCCAACCTTTAGTAGCATCTATATAAGTGCAAGTGATTGATTGGCCATCTGTATTATATTCAGGTTGAGGAGTCGTAGCTCCTTGAAAATTTTTTGAGTTTTGATTTATAATAATTTTATTTGTTCCAAAATTTCTAGCATAATCAACGAAGACAATAGTATCTCCCACACTAGGATTTGCTGGCATTGTGATTGTGCAAGTATTTGAAGTAGTGTCTATTGGATAACCTTTTCCTGAAACTGCATTTAAAGTTGAAGCAGTTACTACTGATTGCCAATCTGTGCCACCAGCTCCAGCTTGTAATCCTAATGATGATATTTTTATTATAGCCATATTAATATTGTAAAGACACTCCTCTAATTCTAGCTTCTTTAGATGCTGATTGATTTGCAAAAGATAGTTTATATTTTAAACTTGTTCCTGCTGTTACCGACAAATCATTTACTTTTGCCATTTTAATACCTGTAGAAAAGTCAGGTAAAGCTGTTAGTGTAGCTGTAGTAAAGTTAGAACCACCATCTGCTGATAATTGTAAAACTATATCTGTGTTTAATGCGTTAGTTCCTTTGTGGTCTTGGTAAGTAATTATAGCACCCATAGAAGATATACTTGATGATGAAGTTATATTGTTACTTGTAAAATTTCCTGTTGCATTTGTAGTATAATTTGGAATGAAAGGTTGAAATGATGCTATACCAGCATTGTCATTTGGTCTGCCACTATGTAAAGCAATAACACCTAATCTTAAATATCTTGCTGAAAATGGTGAAAATCCTTGAACAGTAAAAGTATTAGTGTGGTTTCCGCTAGTGCTCATTGTGCTCATATTTATTATTCCTGCCGAAGTTCCTGAAGAAAAACCACCTGAATTTCCATAACTTGAATTTCCTGTCCTTGTTGCACCATCTTGACTAGCTGAACTAAAATCAATATTTGTGTAAGAACTATTATCGTTACTGTAAGATACTCTATACTGACTTATATCGCCCCAAGTATTATGTTTTCCTAAATGTAGTTTATTTCCAAAATCTTTTACTTCTTTAAAATCAAGTATTACTCCAATATTTTCACCAGTGGCATTAGGTGAATAATCAATATAATTATTATTATCTATAGCCAAAGTATCATCTAAGTATCTTACTCTATATCCTGTGCCTGATGTGTTATTTAAAATATCTGTAAAAGTATTTTGAACTAAATCTCCAGCTAAACCTTGAGCATAGTATTGATAGTTTGTTGTTCCGCCACCAGCTTGAGTAGGATTAAAGAAATCTATTGCTTGATAACTACTAAAAATAACAGAACTTACATACTCGTTAGAAACATTTCTATCTGTATTAGTTTCAGTAGCAATACCTGTGTCATCTTGAAAAACATCTATATACATTGAGTTAGTATTATAAGCCTCTTTGTTTTCGTTAGATGCTTGTCTTAAAGCAAGTGTAGAAATATCATTAACTAACTTGTTGTCATCAAAATCGGTTGCGTATTGAGATACATTTGATGCCGCTATTCTTGCATCTGCAAAAGTTCCTGATGTGATCTTTGAAGTTGGAAGATCAGGAATGTCACTAACTGCAAGTGGAACTGCTGTTGGAACTCTGCCTATATAACTCATTAAGATACCTGTGTTAATAATTGTAACGCAACTGTAAGATTACCTGAAGAATCGTCTGATTGTGCTTGTATTTTATCAGATGTATTTAATACGATCTTAGGTATTTCTAATGACGAGCCACTTGGTAAAGGAACTGTGTTTAAAATCGTAAAAGCAGTTGTTGTTCCATTATCATACTTTTTTAAAGTTACGTTTATTGACGTTCCCCCTGTGTTACATAATGTTCCAGCAATCACTAAAGATTTTGAACTAGCAGTTACTATATCCGTTAAGCTGTTATTAGATATTGCTACTGTTGCGTCATCAAAATTATTTGCCATAATTTAACTCCCTAAAGCTACTGCAAACGGGATAGCGTTTGGATCAGCTTCTGTTATTGTTCCTGTTACAGACATATTACTTGTTATTGCGTTTGATGAGATATCTATTTCAAATAACTCTACGTTATCTGTTCCGTCATTTAGTTTCACTTTAAGTTTTCCTGACGTACCTGAATCCACCCATAACGTGCCTTGTGCAACAGATGATGGTGCAGATGATCCTAGATTGCTAGTATTAATAGCTGCTAGAATATTATTGAGTTCAGTTCTAAATGAAGCAAAACCCTGATTGTCTAAAGTATAATCTGAAACTTGTGCCATATGTCTTTTTACTCCTATTCAATTAAGATTTCAAGCCATGTCCTACTGCTTGAAAATCAAAAGTTCTTGATATCCCTGTATTACTACTATTAAAAAACCTAATTGTAAAACCATTTTTAGTTTTTGATGTTATTGTGAAATAATCACCAGTCTGCATTCCTTGTCCTGCTACACCTATTGATGGAGTTGCAAAAAAACCATTTGTAAACGTTATATCTGTTCCTGAAGCTGATGAAACTATATCCTCACCTGACTCAGTTCTTTTTTCAAAATTAACAGAAAACTTAAGGTCGTGAACTTTTGCTCTTACCTTATTATCTTCAGATGTAATTCTACATCTAAACTTAAAAAACCTACCTTTTATAGTGCTTTGTTGTGCTATTTTTTGAAAGCTAGTTATATTTGCTAAATCAGAATCATCCGCACCCACTTGTATTTCAGCACCGCATTGTATTTCACTAGATCCATCAAAAGGAGCTTTTGCATCCTCAAATAAGGTAGCTCCTCTTCCTGAGTCAAATAGATCGTATTCATCCTCACTACTCATACCCAATATAGCTCCTAAACTTACATCATATATAGCATCTAACGATAAAGTATTTGAAAATGTATAAAAACCCTCACTAACAATATTACCATTAAAATTAGTAGGATTTGTTGATTGGTTAGTTCCTCCTAAATCAAACAAACCTTCAGCAGATTCTACATTTCCAACTCCATCATCAAAGTTAGTTATAGTATCAAGTATTAATACCTTTCTTGCTGCGTTGTCCGTTGATATTGCAACGTTACTATCTCGTGTTCCTAAAAAATCTGCCATTATTCACTAAATACCTGTGTTTGTTTAAAGTTTGCTTGTCCGCTAATATTAGTTGATACAAATGATGCGTTTGCACTTGTATTACCTAATTTATCTACCGCTTTTATACAAAATGTCCCTGTAGCAAAATTAACAACCGCACTATTAGATTTTCTTCTAACGACCTTTGCTAAAGGTGTGCTTTCGTTCCAAGTTGCTCCGCTTGTCACATTTTGAAATCTTATCTCATACCAAGATATATCAAGATCTAGAACAGGTGTCCATGAAAGTTCCATTTGATTTGATCCAACTAAAGATACAGATAAATCAGTTACATCGCTTGGTATTTCTGTTGCACCGACTATTTTTCTTGTTGCTGAAGTATAAGTACTAGAAACTCCAAAGCTGTTAATAGCTTTAACTCTAACATCATAGTTAATATCATCAACCACGTTTAATAGTTCATGATTTAATTGTGAGCCTGTAGATATAATTTTAAAATTAGACTCTGTGCTTTTTTTGGCCTCTACTTGATAGTTTTGAACAAATTGATCTGTTGAAGCTCCTATAAGTATATTTAATCTTGTAATGGTAATTCCATCTGCATATTCAATAAGTTCATCAGATAGAGTTATCGATGCAGGTGGTTGAATAGTAAATGGATCAGGAAGAGTGGTTGCAGGTGTACTAGCAACCTGACCTTTAGTAGCAAATGTATAAAAGCTATCTTGATGCTCTACTAAAGTTAAACCTATGGTATAATCCTCGTTAAAAACCATTGATAAAACTCGAAAGGCTTTTGATGAAAAACCTAGACTGGATAATGTTATATTTACTATGTCTCCTATGTGTAATTCATATGCTTTAAAACCAGCTGTGATATTTAGGCCTAAAGACTCCCTGCTTCTTCTAAGTATAATTTCAGACATCTCT